GTTGAAGAGCTAATTAAAGTAGCTAAAGAACCAATTGTAGATTCAGATGATGATATTTCAGCAGACAGACTTAAAAATGCTGCAGCTACAAAAAAACTCGCTATATTCGATGCTTTTGAAATATTAACTAGAATAGAAAACGAGCAAGAGCTTTTAGAAGATAAACCTAAAGAAGTTAAGAAAGAAAAAACTTTTAAAGGGTTTGCAGAAGGGAGGTCTAAATAATGTACGAGCAAACGTTATATAAAGTAATAGATGACTATATAAAACCACATACTGTAGCTAAAATGAATAAAGCTAAAAAGTGGGAGTATGGTTATAATGAAGATTATGATATTGTTGTCATTAGTAAGACTGGTGAAATAGGTGAGATATACGAAATACAAAACCTTAAAATAGCTTTACCTAAAGCTAATAATGTAAAAAAATTTGAAGGTAATAAGTGGCAATATACAGAATATCCTAAAGAACTTAAAAAAATAAAGTCTGTGTTCGATTGGGAGGAATACCCAGTAGACTTTAAGGAAAAATGGTATGATTACATCGATAGTGAATTTAATAAAAGAGAACAAGGGTTTTGGTTCTATAATAAGAGTGTGGCTACTTACGTTACTGGCTCTCATTATATGTACTTGCAGTGGAGCAAAATTGACGTTGGGCAGCCAGACTTTAGGGAATCAAACAGATTATTCTTTATATTCTGGGAGGCTTGTAAAGCCGACCCACGATCTTATGGGATGTGCTATCTTAAAAACCGTCGGTCAGGATTTTCGTTTATGTCTTCGGCAGAAACCGTTAACGTGGCGACAATTACGTCAGATGCACGGTACGGTATCTTGTCTAAGTCTGGCCCAGATGCTAAGAAAATGTTCACAGATAAAGTCGTACCGATATCAGTCAACTACCCGTTCTTTTTCAAACCGATCCAGGACGGTATGGACAGGCCAAAAACCGAGCTTGCCTACAGAGTTCCCGCAACCAAATACACAAGGAAAAAACTTGAAACCAACGAAAAGCTTCAAGAACTTGACGGGCTCGACACAACGATCGACTGGAAGAACACAGGGGACAACTCGTACGATGGGGAAAAATTAAAGCTGCTAGTACACGATGAAAGTGGAAAGTGGGAAAGACCTAATAATATATTAAATAACTGGCGAGTTACAAAAACTTGTTTAAGATTAGGTAGTAGAATTATTGGTAGATGCATGATGGGAAGTACATCAAACGCTCACGATAAAGGAGGTAAAAACTTTAAAAAACTTTATGATGACTCAGATGTTACCCAAAGAAACGCCAATGGACAGACTCGCAGCGGATTATATTCTTTGTTCATACCTATGGAATGGAACTACGAGGGATACATTGACGCTTATGGGTTACCTGTATTCGACACACCAAGCAAGCCGGTTGAAGGACCTCAAGGTGAAAAAATAAAAATAGGTGTAATAGAATACTGGAACAACGAAGTAGAAGGATTAAAGCAAGATCAAGATGGTCTTAATGAATTCTACAGACAGTTTCCACGCACAGAAAAACATGCTTTTAGAGATGAAACAAAACAATCTTTGTTTAATCTAACTAAAATATACGAGCAAATAGATTTTAATGAAGACATGCGTAACTCTACAAATGTTACAAAAGGTAGTTTTCAATGGGAAAACGGCGAGCAAGACAGTAGAGTTGTATTTGCTCCAAATAAAAACGGTAGGTTTTTAATATCATGGATACCACCTCTTCATTTGCAAAATAAAAAATATAGCAAAAATGGTAGGTTTTATCCTGGTAATGAACATATAGGCGCGTTTGGCTGTGACCCTTATGATATATCAGGTACAGTGGATAAAAGAGGTTCTAACGGATCTCTTCACGGTTTAACTAAGTTTTCAATGGAAGACGCACCGCCAAATCATTTTTTCTTAGAATATATAGCAAGACCACAAACTGCTGAAATATTCTTTGAAGATGTTTTAATGGCTTGCGCTTTTTATGGTATGCCAATACTTGCTGAAAATAATAAACCAAGACTTTTATATTACTTTAAAAAAAGAGGTTATAGAGGTTTTGCAATGAACAGGCCAGATAGAACTAGAAATAAACTATCTGTAACAGAAAAAGAAATAGGTGGAATACCAAACTCTAGTGAAGATATTAAACAGGCGCACGCTGCAGCTATAGAATCTTACATAGAAAACTTTGTTGGATTAAAAGAAACTGGCTATGGCGATATGTACTTTCAAAGAACACTTGAAGATTGGGCTAAGTTTAATATTAACAATAGAACATCTCACGATGCGTCTATTAGTTCAGGTCTAGCATTAATGGCTTGTAACAAACATAGATACACACCAGTGAATATAAGAAAAACAGAACCCGTAGATATAGGTATTAAAAGATATGATAACAGGGGATATACATCAAAAATAATAAGTTAAATGAACGTTTACACTAACAATAACAGTTCTTTTCCTAGTCAAGTAGTAAGTAACGAAGAAAAAGGCACTTTAGAATATGGCAAGCAAGTTGCTCAGGCTATAGAGTTCGAGTGGTTTAGACAAGGCAGAACTAATGGAAATAGATATTTAACTAATTGGAATAACTTTCATAATCTAAGACTGTACGCTAGAGGCGAGCAATCTATACAAAAGTATAAAGATGAGTTGTCTATCAATGGTGATTTGTCTTATCTTAATTTAGACTGGAAACCTGTACCTATTTTATCTAAGTTCGTAGACATCGTAGTAAACGGTATATCTCAAAAGTCTTATGATATTAAAGCATATGCTCAAGATCCTCAGTCTGTAAAGAAAAGAACAGAATATGCCTCTAAACTTTACGAGGATATGATCGCTAAAGATTACATTGAAAGTGTTAAGCAAACACTAGGTATCAATCTATACCAATCACCAGACCCAACAACTGTTCCAGAATCAAAAGAAGAGTTAGAGCTTAAAATGCAGTTGAGCTATAAGCAATCAATTGAGATAGCTGAAGAAGAAAGCATATCTACTGTTTTTGCTCAAAATAAATATGATTTAGTAAGACGTAGACTTAATATGGATTTAACTGTATTAGGTATTGCTGCGGCTAAAACTAGTTTTAATACTGCAGAAGGTATTAAGGTTGACTACGTTGATCCAGCTTATATGGTTTACTCGTATTCTGAAGATCCAAACTTTGAAGATATTTATTACGTTGGTGAGGTAAAAGCCATAACAATACCAGAGCTTAAAAAAGAATTTCCTTATATATCTGAAAAAGAATTAGAGCGTATTCAAAATATGCCTGGAAACAGATCTTATATAACTGGCTGGGGCGATTACGATGAAAACACTGTTCAGGTTATGTACTTTGATTATAAGACGTACCACAATCAAGTGTTTAAAATAAAACAAACTGACCAAGGATTGATGAAAGCTATTGAAAAGCCAGATACATTTAATCCACCAGAAAATGATAACTTTGAAAGAGTATCTAGAACTATAGAGGTTCTTTATAATGGAGCCGTAGTTTTAGGAACTGATACAATGCTTAAATGGGAGTTGGCTGAGAACATGTCAAGACCGTATGCTGATACAACTAAGGTCGCTATGAATTATGCTATTTGTGCACCTAGAATTTATAAAGGTAGGATAGAGTCTGTTGTTAGTAAGTGTGTTGGATTTGCTGATATGATACAGATTACACATTTAAAACTACAACAAGTACTGTCTCGTATGGTGCCAGATGGTGTTTATCTTGATATGGACGGTTTAGCAGAGGTTGATTTAGGTAATGGAACAAACTACAACCCGGCTGAGGCATTGAATATGTATTTTCAAACCGGTTCTATTGTAGGTAGGTCATTAACGCAAGACGGTGATCTTAACCACGGTAAAGTACCTATTCAAGAACTTAACAGTTCTAGCGGTGGTGGTAAAATACAAAGTCTTATACAAACGTATCAATACTATTTACAAATGATACGTGACGTAACGGGGTTAAATGAAGCTAGAGATGGTAGTACGCCTGATAAATCTACGCTTGTAGGTTTACAGAAACTAGCTGCTAACGCTTCAAACGTAGCGACTAGACATATTGTTCAGTCTAGTTTATATTTAACCCTTAAACTAGCAGAAAACGTTTCATTAAAAGTAGCAGACGCGCTAAGATTTCCATTAACTAGAGCATCGTTACAAAACTCTATATCTACATACAACATAAAAACATTGGATGAAGTTGTAGATTTAAATCTTCATGATTTTGGTATATTCTTAGAATTAGAGCCAGATGAAGAAGAAAGAGCTCAGTTAGAACAGAACATACAAGTTGCTCTACAATCTGGAGGTATTGACTTAGAAGACGCTATTGATATACGTCAAATTAAAAACCTTAAGTTAGCTAATCAAATGTTAAAAATTAAGCGTAAGGTTAAAATGGAACGTGATCAAGCTGCGCAGCAAGCTAATATAGCTGCTCAAGCAGATGCTCAAGCTCAAACAGCCGAAAGAACAGCTATGGCGGAAGTTCAAAAACAAGAGGCTGTAGCGTCAACTAAGGTTGATATTGAAAAAGCTAAGCAAGAGATGGAAATGCAGAAAATGCAAGTTGCAGCTCAAATAAAGCAAGCTGAGATGGAAAGACAGTTCCAGTATGATATGCAGCTAAAGCAAATGGATATTCAAGTGGAAAGAAACAAAGAGCAATTTATAGAAGATCGCAAAGATAAAAGAACAAAAATACAAGCGACACAGCAAAGTGAAATGATAAGCCAAAGAAAAAATGATGGTTTACCTATAGAC